GAGTGGTCTGAGTTCCATAAACGATGGGCTCAAGAAGAGAAAGAGGATATGCTGAATTGTTGGTTGAGAAAAGAGAAAGATAAAGAAAATAAAGCAAAGGAGCACCATATGGCACCAATAAGCATAGCAAAGCGTCAAAAAAATGAAGCGTCTGAGGCTGAGTCAGTAGAGGATGCTATGTCAAGTGCTCAAAAGAGATTGAAAGAGCACGTATATGGTAACCCTTACCCTACCTCTTCTTTACTTAACTCACAGCTCAAAGAGGCCACACTGAAGCTTGACATCCAACCGGCTTTTACTGCGTCAATCAGGGTTTTAAGAGATGAAATTAATGAGTTGACACATACAATAGACTTGATGGAACAGGGAGAACGCCCATTTGAACCAGAGGAGGAAACAGAGGAAGTAGAGTATAAGTCTACTAAAGATGTTCTCTCTCTTACACCTACTGTTATCTATAGACTCGCAGAGAAAATAGGAGCACAAACTGCAAGGTTACTTGGAGACTTTTTATAATGAGAAAGTGCCGTGAGTGGGTTTGGGTAGTATTCTCTGCGTTTTTAATTAGTGTTTTTATGTTTGCAGGCTATGTACAAAAGAAACATGACCAAAAAATGGGGAAAGAAGAGAGAATATGTAAATGCAGTTGTAATTGCCCATGACATCTCTTAAAGATTGTCCTCATATAGGGAAAAATTGTATGTTTTTATTTGAAATAGATGGAGAACTTAAATGCGGACAGGCGAAGGGTATGCATAGTCCTCATAGTAACGTAGAAGATGCAGAATCTTGTGATGGAAGACAACCTAAATATAAAAAAAAGAGGAGAAGATAGTGAATGTAAGAACGGTATTAAATGAAAGAGAGTTAACCCATGGTAATTTCAAAGAATGTTCAGAGATAATTATCCAGTTAAAGGATACGCTTAAATGTGCAAAGAATTATCCATTGTTAGATTCGCCTTTAGCAGAGGCATTAGACATGATGTGTGTTAAAATAGGTAGAATCATCACCGGTGACCCGTTTTTTAAAGACCACTGGCATGATATTATCGGATATGGCACTCTCGCATTAGAAAGTATAGTAGGTACCCAAAAGGATGAGGAAAGGACTTTTACTTCATCATGTACAAAGGGAATAAAAGGAGTATTAAAAAATGAGTGAGTCAACCCAAAGAGCCTTAAAGAGATTGTACCGTTTGAACCAACCTGAGTTTGACGACATTGCCAATATATCCGTTCCATTTGGTACTCCACGAAGGAGTGGATGGAATACCCTTAAAAAAATATATAAACAATCCCTTAAAGAAGGGATAGCTTTGAATAAATTTAAAGACCGTTCCGACAGAGGGGTATAGATGGCTAACAAATGGGTAAAATTCCCGTTCCCTGTATTTTCTGAAGAAGAACATGGCGTAGAATACAAATACCAGATAATAAAGAAAAGAAAATGTATTGTATTCAAGAATAAAGAAGACTTTAATACTTATTTTATGGCCAGGGACGGGGCCGTTCCCAAGTTAGTCTCTCAGTGGCATCTATCTGAAGAGAATGATTGGGTTGAAGCTAATGACGGTGGTATCGTAGAGGTGCTAAAGAAGGGCCCTCTCAATCATCCGCAAAATACTCCCAATTATAAATACCATGATGCTTATATTCGGACTACGGTGGGTACTTTTATTATATGCCTTCGTGATCCTTCTAAGTTTAAGATGGATACAGATTTTAGTCTCCATGAAAATCGCTACTCTTTCTCAGGTAAGGGCTATTATTCTATAGAAGACCAAATAGCTAATCGTAAAAAACTTAGTGTTAATGAAAGAATTTTTGCTTATAATGTTGCCCATGGTATGGATGTTGTTGAAGCTTACCAAAAATGTTATTACAATAAACCTGAGATGCAGCCAAGGATAATCAAGAAAAGAGCTTTACTCTTGGCTTCACAGGAAAGGATAAAGAAGCAAGTGACAGAAGAAGTTAAAGACATAGCAGAAAAACTTGGTATAGACCATAAGTATATACTTGAGAATATAAAAGATATAGCAGAGACCTCTTTCGAGAGAGAAGATTTTAAGACTTCCCTTGAATCATACAAAGTGCTTGGTAAGGCTATCGGTACAACAGAGCCTGAAACTAAAAGAACTCAGGGTGGCGTTGTTGGTTTTATACAATCGTTTGGCCAGCATTCTCTTGAAGAACCTGAGAGTGTGAGGCAAATTAAACAATCAATAGCCGATGAGGGAAAAGTAGAAGATGAAACTATCTAAGGATGTTTTATCTAAAGCCACAGTAGATGAGCGTGCTTTATATTCAGGTTATCATAGTGGGATTGCTTTTGGTAAGCAGTTTCTTAGTGGCGACTTTGATAAGAGTGAAACACCTTGGTTTCATTATTTAATTGATGAAGAACTAAATAGTGATAGTAATAAACCCCTTGGGATATCCCTACCTCGTGGCCATGCAAAGACTACTCTTATAAAAGCTAATCTCGTTAAAGACTTTTGTTATACCAAAAAAGCTCTTCTTCATTTTGCAAGTATGGCTTCCATCCCTGAATTAAAAGAATTTTGGGAATGGGCTGCTGAAAGAAGAAGGATGCTGTTCTATGCGTGGGTGGCAAAGAGTCAGTCTGATTCAGTAGACAACGTTCGCTATATAGCACTCCATCTTACTTCTAACCCTAAAATACTTTTTTGGTTTGGGTTTGGTGAAAGTATGAGGGGTAAAATATGGAACATGGAAGATATCACTACGTTAGAGGGCGACCGCCTAATGAGTAGCAGTAACTTAAAAAGTATCCGTGGTAAGACAGAAGCTACTATTGAATACGGCTCTATAAGGTTCGACCGTGTATTTGCTGATGACTTCGAGAATGAGCAAAATACTAAAACGTTCCAATCCCGTCAGGAGTTAAAGCGTACACTTCTTGCCGCTACTCTGCCTGCTATAGAAACAAACTACCCAAGATGTAGAATTTGTGTTATAGGTACTCCCTGCCATGGAGATTCATTTATACAGAACCTTATTAACGTTTATGATAAATTTAAAAATGACCCACTCGAATTAGAGAATTATTCATGGAAACTGTTTGTATGGAAAGCTACCCAACCTGATAAAGAAGGTGGAGTCCTTTGGCATTCTTGGAGACCAAGAGCTGAACTTGACAAGATTAAGAAAAGATATGAGGTAGACTCCCACTTAGGCTTGGCTCTTTATTATCAGGAGTATGAGTTAGAAGTACAATCAGGTGATACTGCCCGTTGGACAAGGAACCATTTAAAGTTCTGGAAAGGGGTTTACCAACATGAAGATAATATCAATTATATTGTAATAGATGGGAACAGGCGACCGGTTAATACTTTTATAGGTGTTGACCCTGCTACAGATATAGATAATGAAACATCGGATGAAAGTTCTCTTATGGTAATCGCCATGGATGAATTCCAGAACATATACGAACTTGATGGTTACCATCGTAAGGATATGCCTAACACAGGCATAAAGCAAGAAGACGGTAGTTTCCTAAATGACAAGCCGGGTATAATTGATAAGTATGTAGAATTGTATGATAAGTATAAATGCAAACACGGCACTATAGAACAAGTTTCTATTACTCAAAGCGTGTTCCAGGATTTGTTTGCATACAACCATAGGACAAAAAGGAAGGATATAATAACTCGTGGTGAACCGCCTGGGAACACAACATCAAAAAGAAGCAGGATATACTCTACTTTAAACAGATACTTTGCCGCAGGGCAAATGTATTATAGAGAAAACTCGTTTGACTTAATCCATCAGACTTTACAGATGGGGCCTCGTATGGCACATGATGATATAATTGATTCTCTTCATCTTGCTTGTAAAGCGATATACCCTCCTAAGTTTGAATTTGAAAGTGGAGAGTGGAAAAAGCCATCATCTAAACCAAGGAGAAAAAGAAGTTGGATAACAATGTAATAGAACGTACAGGATGGATAGGGGTAGACCTTGACGGTACCCTTGCTGAATATACAGATTGGACAGGCCCATACTCTATAGGAAAACCAATAAAGCCTATGGTTCGTCGTATACAAAAGTGGGTTGAAGCCGGGTGGGAAGTAAGAATTTTTACTGCTCGTGTAGCTATTGGGCAATACGGGAAAGAGATAAGAAATGAAATACGGTCAACTATAGGTAGATGGTGTAAACAGCATATAGGGTTCTTCCTCCCTGTCACCTGTGTTAAAGACCATGAATGCGTTGCAATATATGATGACAGGGCTGTAGCTGTCGAACTAAATACTGGTAAAATATTAGGAGGGAAAGAGATTGGATAACTTTAGTTATTATTTAGATAAGATAGAAACTGTCTGGAAACCATTCCAGCATTTCGCATATGCATTAGTTAAGAAAATAATTCCAGCTGCAATTATAGACGTTGGTATCTATAAGGGATTTTCAACGCTTGCGTTAGCAAGATTCTGCGAAGGCGAAGTCTTCGGAGTAGATGATTTTCGTATACAAGGTAGTGAGATTACTTGTCTTAAAAATATAGAAGATATTGGTGAGATGTTTAATATAAGAAATATTACTATAATAAAAGGTGGGTCAGTTGAAGTAGCCAAAGAATGGAAACACCGTTCAGCTGATATAATACATCTTGACGCTTCTCACGATTATGAAAGCGTAAAAGCAGACTATGATGCGTATAGAGAGATTCTTGTAGATGATGGTATAATACTTATGCATGATGTGTATAATGAGGCTTTCATCGGGCCAAGAAAAGTCTTTAAGGAAAGCGATATGCAGTATAAACTTTCTTTAGGTGAAGGGCTTGGGTTAGGTATACTTACGAATAGTGCTGCTGCTTTCAAAGAGATAAGGAGTCTTATAGGGAATATAGAACATGATTAAGATATACCCAAAAAAGTATCAGCCGGCATCATACAAATTTGTAAGAGAAGAATTAAAACACAATGGTTCGTTTGAAAACATTTGTACCAGAAAAGATACCTATGCAA